TAAGACATCCACAGTACAACAATTATCAGCACAGATTGTAAAGAATGGTGGAATCTCACTTTATTGCACATATCCTTCACACGATGCAGAGGGTCTTAGGATTTTACGTACAATCGAGCCTAACAGACCTATCGTGGTAATAATGGAAGACATCGATGCAATAATTGAACGCCACGGCGAATCAAGTTTACTGGCCATGCTGGACGGCGAACTACAAATAGATAATGTGGTATTTGTTGCCACTACTAACTACCCTGAACGCCTGGATAAACGCCTTGTTAATCGCCCAAGCAGATTTGACGAAATAATTGAAATTGGTATGCCAAATGATGCATGTCGTGCAGTATATTTAGAACACAAAAACCCACGCCTAAGTGGAACAGACGAACTGGAGCAATGGGTAAAGAGAACACAGGACTTTTCTGTTGCGCACCTTAAGGAACTTATCGTTGCAGTAGAATGTCTGGGAAAGGGCCTCGACGAATCAATCGAACGGTTGAGAACAATGATTGAGGTAAGAGTATCATCGGAAGACAACAACAAACAAATAGGATTTTCAAAATAATGAATAAAGAAGCAAAACAGTTTTTAAACAGTTACATGGGCTTTGTAGATGCAGTGACATCTGAAGAAAGTAAGAGCACAACAGTAATGGTACAAAGGATTCAGGACCTTACTAACCAGGGCATGGACGTGGCACGTCTTAACACTGCCCAGGTTGGACTATGTGCAGAATCTGGCGAATTTGCAGAGATTGTTAAAAAGATTATGTACCAGGGCAAACCATACAACGCAGATAACGTCTTCCACATGAAACGCGAACTGGGCGATGTAATGTGGTACATGATGCAAGCATGTCTTGCTCTTAATTTGGATCTCGATGACATCATTGAAGAAAATATTCGTAAGCTAGAAGCACGTTATCCCGGCGGAAAATTTGATATCGGCGCCTCCGAGAATCGTTCTTCTGGTGACATCTAAATATATTTGCTAAATAACGTGTTAGATTTTCTTGACAGAGTCTAGCACATCCTGTAAAATGGATGTATTACATAGAATGAGGTAATGATGTATTATACGTCCAGAACTGGCGACAAAATTGTCGTATTTGAAAAAATATACCCCGATTTAAGACGGCGTATGTACGTTGGCGAAAATACACAGCATCTCACCACTAAAACTAGACCACTGCAAATATTGAGTAGGAATCTCAGAATTAGGGGAAACAGAGCCACTGGAATATGTTGGTGGCACCCAGAAAGAAAAGGTATGTGGCTAAACGATTTTACAGATAACAGGAAAAGAAAATGAGCAATTACGATACAATACAAAGCAGCAACGCACTAATTAAAATGTGGACACAGGGTGTACCTGTTGAGTCCATGGCAATCGACCAGTTACGAAATGTAGCAAGCCTGCCATTCATACATGAGCATGTAGCAGTAATGCCTGATATGCACTTTGGTATGGGCGCAACTGTTGGCTCGGTGATTGCAACTGACGGCGCTATTATACCTGCCGCTGTTGGTGTTGACATTGGCTGCGGAATGAATGCAGTTCGCCTCTCGCTAAAAGCAGAAGACTTGCCAGACGGTTTGTTTAACGTTCGTAATTCTATTGAGCGCATGGTTCCTGTTGGATTTGAATTCCACTCCCGGGCAAAACTAGGGCACAAGGATCACCGCGGCACAACAAAAATGTTGAACAATCAAAATGCTGCATTGCGTCCAGGGTGGGAAAGTCTTGTGGCGAAGCATCCTAAGTTGCAGCACATGGCAAAGGATATCGATAAAAAGATATACGAGCAGATTGGTACACTCGGCGGCGGAAACCATTTTATCGAGTTGTGTCTTGATGAGAATTCAGACGTGTGGGTAATGCTGCACTCGGGTTCGCGTGGCACAGGTAATGCAATTGGCCGGTACTTTATCGAGATTGCAAAAGAAGAAATGTTGGCGCAAGGTGTGAAGTTGCCAGATAAGGATTTGTCGTACCTGAAAGAAGGTTCGCCAACCTATGATGATTATTGTGAAGGTGTCTTTTGGGCACAGGATTACGCTCGTCGTAATCGTATTGCAATGATGGATCTAGTGTTAATAGCTCTTCGTCGCCACTTGCCAACTTTCACACTTACCAAGGAAGCGATTAATTGTCACCACAATTATATCAGCAAAGAAACGCACTTCGGTAAGGAAGTAAACATAACTCGTAAGGGTGCAGTATCAGCTCACAGAGACGAGTTAGGTATTATTCCTGGATCGATGGGCGCCAAGTCCTTTATTGTTAAGGGCTTAGGCAACGCTGATTCATTCTGTTCTTGTTCACACGGTGCAGGAAGGGTTATGTCTCGTTCCAAGGCGAAGAAGTTGATTACAGTCGAGGATCATGTTGCAGCAACTAAAGGTGTCGAGTGCCGCAAGGACAAAGACATGTTAGATGAGTCTCCAGCAGCATACAAGGACATCGAAGCTGTTATGGCAGCCCAGCGTGACTTGGTTGAAATCCAGCACACTCTGAAACAGGTGCTATGTGTTAAGGGCTAGAGAATGTGTTAAGGACCATGCTAAATATAGTTTGGTCCTTGATGTATCTTCTTTAACAGGCGGACGAGTACGTAAAGGACAATCGGTTCTTGTGCTCTCCGAGCCGTTTATGACAGTGTGGAACACCTCTGAAGAGGATCATCAGTTAAACATAATTAAAGAACTAGAAGTATTGCAGTATATTGAAATGCCGTGGAATATAGAATCGTACTATGGCACAACCTCATTAACAATGGTTGAGGTAGAACGTGATAATGATTATGTTATGTTTTCTCTTTTTGGGTTCGGTGTACATCAGTCCCGAATTGTACGTTCTTTTGCCCGGGACAATTTTAAATTTTACAGACTTGTACGATCTAAGGAGTTCGGACTGACACATGTTCCTTACTGGACACTAAAAATAGAAACGCAGGAATTGGCCTTTCGCAAATTATCAGGAACACTAGTAAACAAAGGTGAATTATATGATAACGACTGAAACAATATATAAGTGGATGCGCAATAATCATATCTGGCTATATCCACGCGAAGGCATCACCCTTGACGCACCACCCATTCCGCCTGGTGCAACCGACCGCGACCTGAGTAATGAGCTAACCATCATAGGAAAGACATCCTCGTATAACCACCGTGGTCATCCCCGCCAGGAATTTGATTGCTATTTAAAGATTAGATTCGGGCATTATAAAGATGGTAACACCCTCAGTACACATCAACGCAAGTGTTTACAAGACGTAATTAATGTCTTTCCAAATGCAGAATATACAATAAACAGCGGTGAATACATTCTCCACTTCGACGAGGAAGACTCTGTTGCCCTCATTCTTCAGTTAGGTATTTGATATGGTAATTATGTTTTGGATGTGGTTGCTTGTCGCAATGTTTTTGATTGCATGGACCTTACTGGAAGCAGATAAAGACGTACGATTACGTACAGCGGCCTTGTCTTTTGTCTGGCCCCTGTCGATACTACTATTTACTGTATACCTGGCAAAACTGCACACATGCGCCATGCTCGGAAAAGACATAGATATATGAATAGTGTCCCTCCGCATAAATAGTATTAAATACTAGGAGAATATTATGGCATGTGCAGGATGTAGAAGACGTAGGGCCAAGATAAAGAATTTTGTTCGTAAATTAGCAGCACCAGAGGCCCGAGCAGAAGAACCCACACCCCCCGAGAAAAAAGCAAAGAAACAGATAACACAAAAATCGAGAAGAGTAATCAAGAAAAAAGTTACACCCCGTAAAACAATGAAAGCCAGGATATACAGAGGTAAGGGCAAATAAAATTATTAGATCCGGGCTACCCCCGTTCATTTGAGAATTGGCCCCTTAAACCAAATCCAGCAGAACAGGCGGTTGTCGACAAGTTAACGGATAATGCGACACCGTGTAAATTAGCACACCTGTGCGAAAAGTGCATACTGTGTGATGGTCACGGCGGCTGGAACCTAATTATAGGATATTATGGTGTTGGTAAACACAGAACAATGATTTGTCATAATTGTTATGGTATAGGGTATGTGGACACTGAACACAAAGATCACATACACGTTTGGTCCGAAATAACAGACGCCCCCAAATTTACCGCACCAAGGCAATGTACCCGTTGTGGTGCACTATGGGAGTTAGAATTAGAAAGTAGTTGACAATCAATAAAAAGGTTGTTATACTGCGCATGTAGATAAATAACTATGTAAGGGGATAGACCCCAAACACCAAAACTATATTGAGGAGTTCAATATGAAAACATACAACCTTGCCGTGGTCATCGGCAGATTCCAGCCCTTTCACAATGGGCACCTTGCCCTAATTAATAGTGCATATGAAAACGCAGATAATGTGTTGGTTATCATAGGCAGCGCATATCAGCCTCGTACCATTAAGAACCCCCTTACATACGAAGAACGCGAAGACATCATATTTGATGCAATCGATCCTAAAGGCGATCATAATTTGTATTTTGCGCCCGTCGAAGATTTCCTGTATGAGGAAGTGAAATGGATTAGTAAAATTCAGCAGGCGG